CTTATTCAGATGGGCTATAGCCGCGATGAGATTGAGCCGTATGTAGGCGTATCCGATGTGGAAACATCTGAGGAGCGTACTAGCAGGTTTGAAGACCTAGAGGGCGGTGCCCCTTACGACAGTCTCGACCCGACTATGCGTGAGGTTCTTGTTACTGAGTGCTATATTCGCTCAGACTATGATGGTGACGGTGTTGCTGAGTTCCGCCGTGTTCTCACTCTAGGCAATGGTTATCACGTTCTAGAAAACGAAGAGTGCGACCAAGTTCCGTTTGCTATTCTGTCTCCAATCCTAATGCCGCATCGTGCCATTGGCCGCTCTGTTGCGGAGCTTGTGATGGATGTTCAGCTTATCAAGTCTACACTGATGCGTCAGCTTTTGGACAATATCTACAATACAAACAATGCTCGCGTTGTTGCCATTGAGGGAATGGTAAACCTTGATGACCTTTTGACGAACAGGCCAGGGGGCGTTGTACGCGCTCGTCAAGCTGGTGCCGTTCAGCCTTTACAGGTTCCAGAGGTTTCTTCGTCTGTGTTCCCAGCTCTAAACTATATGGATAGTGTGCGCGAGCAGCGTACTGGAATTAGCAAACAGTCTATGGGACTTGACGCAGATGCGTTGCAGTCAACAACTGCCACCGCTGTAGCTGCTATGCAAGCTGCCTCACAGGGCAAGATTGAAATGATTGCTCGCGTCTTTGCCGAAACAGGTGTCCGTGCGTTGTTCCGTGGCATCCTGCACTTGGTAACTAAATATCAAAACAAAGAAAAAATCATTCGCTTGCGTAATGAGTTTGTTGTTATGGACCCGCGACAGTGGGACAATATGTATGACGTACAAATTAACGTAGGTCTTGGCACGGGTCAGCGTGAGCAACAGCTTGCGACATTGTTCCAGATTGCTGCAAAGCAAGAGGGCATTATGGGAACAATGGGGCCAAACAATCCGATTGTTACCCCTGTCCAATATCATAACACCCTTGCCAAAATTGCAGAGCTTTCTGGGTTCAAGGATTCAACTGAGTTCTTCCAAGACCCTCGTAACGCACCGCCAATGCCTCCACCCCAACAGGGGCCAAATCCTGAGATGCAAATGGAGATGGCTAAGGCAGAGCAAGAGCTTGCGCTTAAACGTGAGAAGATGCAGCTTGAAATGCAGTTTGAGAGAGAGAAAATGGCGGCTGACCTTGAGCTACGCCGACAAGAGCTTGAGTTCGAGCGACAGTTACGCATGGAGAAGCTACGCTCAGATATTGAGACATCAGTAAACTTGCCGAGGGTTTAGCATGGTTTTGCCTCCACAAATTACACCAGAGCAGCTTCAGGAGATGCTAAACATTGCCGCTCCGTCATCTGATGTACCCTCTCCGCTGGCGGCAAATTTTCAGACCGCTGGTTCAGACATTGGTTATATTGCTGGTCAGCGTCAAACTCCGTACTCTCCAGAAGAGCTTCCAGAGTGGATGGCTAACTTCCAGCAAATTAGTCCAACTTTATTTGCTCCTAGTCAGGGAGTATTCCAAGAGGCTCCTATAGTTCCGTCTATCCAATCGACAATGCCTCAAAACTATGCCGATGAGTATGCTGACTTAGAAAGACTGTTTCAGGAAAGTATCGCAGTAGACCCAACTCAGTTTGGCGATATTTATCGTAGCGGCACCATGTTGCCCAGACAGAGTATTGAAGGAATTTCTGGAAGCCAGTCAGACCCAGTAAGCACCTTGCCAGCCGCTATTTTGCTGGGCGGTATGCTTGCGGACACAGAAGGTAAGTTTGAAGAATTCTACGACCCAGCAGAAGAGTTTGTGCAACAAAAGGTTCTAGACCCCGTAGAAGAGTTTGTGCAACAGAAAGTGTTAGACCCAGTAGAGGACACCTTCAAGATTGTTGCAGACCCTACGGAAGAGTTCGTACAGCAAAAGATTCTGGACCCAGTAGAAGACACGTTTAAGATTGTCGCAGACCCTGTTGAGGAGTTTGCACAGCAAAAGGTTCTAGACCCAGTAGAGGACACCTTCAAGTTCGTTACAGACCCAGTTGAGGAAACTGTTCAACAGTATTTGCTTGACCCTGTTGAAGAGGTTACACAGCAATATTTGCTTGACCCAATCGAGGATATTGCAAAAATTCCTCTGAAGGCTATTGAAAGCATATTGCCAGAGGTGAAAGATTCAACAGAAGAAAATTTCTTTGAAAAATATGTAGAAGACCCATTTCAAGATTATATTGGTGAGCCGTTTGAAAAGGCTATTATAGAGCCTATTGAACAAAATATAATTGAGCCAATTAAGGAATCTTTTGTAGACCCACTTGCGGACAAACTAACTGACATTGTTGAGTCGGGGGAAAATCTTCTGGGTGGCATAGCTGGCGGAACTGAGTTGTTATTTGACGCAACTGGAGATATTGCAAATATGATTGCAAATCCATCTGCTATAAACTCAGACAAAGCCGTTGAAAGTGTCAATGCTATTGGCAGTGCGCTGGGGTCTGAGGGGGATATTGTTCCGCTGCCGATTGAGGATGCGCTACATGATATGGGTTCCGTTGCTGCTTTGGCGAAGGCGTTGGAAGACCCAACTTCCGCAAATTTAGCGCAAGCCTATGCTGCTGCTGACGACCTAGCACTTACATACACAGACATGAATAGTCTGCCAGCGGCCAATATGGTCGGGCAGATAGGTACGGCGCTGGCTGGCCTAGAGGCTCTTGACGGTGGAATTGATAGTGTTGGTGAGGCCGCTGCCGTAGCGTCTGCGACTAAGGCTGCTGCGGCAATTGTTGAGCAGGTTGCAACAGATGCTGCAACAAAGGCTGCTGCTTCAAGTGTGAGTGCCGCCGCTGGTGCGGCAAGTTCGTTTTTAGGGCCGATTGCTACAGCAATAGCTATCGAGGACATTCTCGCAGAAGACCTTAGCGTCAAAGACATACTTCAGGGTCTGCCCCTTGGACTTGGAAGAGTATTTGGCGGTGGTGGCTCATCCTTTGGGGAGGCAAATCTAGCTCGGGATGAAAGCGGAAGTTACATTATCGGCAGCGAAAAAAGCAAAAACAAAGCGTTTGAATATATTCTCCCAGAAACCAATGCTGCTGGCTACATTCTAAAAACCCTTGAAGACCAATATAACTATGAGTTCGACCCCGATGCTTGGGAGAAAGTTGACAAGCAGATTACATTCGACACAAAGGGTGGGAAAGATAAGACGCCGTTTGGAACAACGTCTCAAGACATTGTTGTCGATGCACTTCAAAAAGGAGCGCTCAAACCAACGGCTGATAGCCCAACAGATATTGACTGGTCTTCTCTCTTTGCTGATGCTCGCCAAAATACTGGTCAATCCGAAGAAGGCACAAAATTATATCATCCAAGCGAAGCCAAAAGGACAGAAGAATATAGGCCACTAGCCTATCTTCAAAATATACTCCCTAGTGGCGGACTACTTTACTCATAAAATATTTTATTGATAAAACCATATTGTGTGATATTTTAGCAACAGTAGAGGAGACTGCTAATGGATGAGGGAAAAAGAAGGGAAGAACAAAGCAGGGGTGAACGCGCCAAGGCACTAATGCGCGACCCATTGCTTGTAGAGGCATTTGGAAAGCTAGAAAATAGCTATCTAGATGCGGTAAAGGATTCCTCGTCATCTCAGGATGCACGAGAAACGCTCTTTCAAATGTACCAAGCACTAATGGTGGTGCGCGGCCATTTGACGGAAGTCATCGAGACTGGTGACTTAGCGAAGCTGGAGTTGAACTCCAAGCAATTATATAGAGGAGATAAGAGATGAGTGACGAACCTAGTACCCTGTTAGGAGCTGGAGAATCGCTAAACAAAGGTCAAGCTGTTGACCTACTCTTGAATACCAATGCCCCCGAAGAGGCAAGCGGCGATATTCAGGAGCCTGTAGCTGAGACAGAAGAAGTCGGGCAAGAAGAGATTCTTGAATCGGACGAGCAAGTCGAAGCAACATCTGAAGAGGAATCTGAAGAAGAGGACGCTGTTGAGCTATCCGAATCCGAAGAGGAATTTGATGGTGAAGAGTATGATGTTGACCCCGAAGACGTAGAGTACGTTGACGAGGAGCTTTATACTGTAAAGGTTGATGGTGAGGAAGTGCAAGTAACCTCTGAGGAGCTTGTCAAATCATATCAGCTAGAGCAAGCCGCGCAAAAACGGATGCAAGAAGCCGCAGAGATTCGCAAGACTTCTGAGGCAGAATCCGTAGCTTTAGCGCAGCAACGTGAAAAGTATGGGCGAGCTTTAGAGGCTATTGAAGCCCAGCTTAACTCAGTGCCAGAGCAACCCAAAGAATATTGGGACAAGCTCTATCAGGAAGACCCTCTCGAATGGGCCAAGCAACGGGATGCTTTCCGTGACCGCAAAGAAAATGTGGCAAAGGTACAAGCAGAACGCGCAAGGGTAGAGCGAGAGAACCAAGAGCAAATGGTGCAACAGCATCAAGAATATCTTGCACAGCAACATCAACAGTTGCTTGAGCGTATTCCTGAATGGCGTAATGAAGAGGTTGCCATGAGAGAGAAACAAAATGTTATTTCTTATGCACAACGCATCGGTTATAGCGAAGAAGAGTTAGCAAATGCTAGTGACTCTCGCGCAATCGAGGTATTACGCAAAGCACACCTTTACGATGAGCTTATGGCAGGTAAGCCAGCCGCTCGGAAGAAGGTAACAAAGGCACCTAAAGCAGTTAAGTCTGGTACTCCAAAAACCAAGAAGCAAGCAAATGCTAATCGCAATAAACAGGCACTTGAACGCCTAAATAAAACTGGCAGCAAAGATGCTGCTGTAGACTTACTACTAGAAAGAATGAGGTCCTAATATGGCTCAATTTACTACTACCAACGCCGTTGGTGAACGGGAAGACCTGAGTGATGTAATCACTCGCATCGACCCAGATGAAACTCCGATTTTTTCTGCTCTGAAAAAAGAGTCAGGAAACGGTGTATTTGTTGAATGGCAAGTACAAGAACTGGCTGCTGCTTCAGCAACCAACTACCAAAACGAAGGTGCAGACGCTACTTACGACACTCCGACTGCCACCACTCGTTTGGGTAACTACATGCAAATCTCGCAAAAAGATGCACAGGTTTCTGGCACTCTGGATGCTGTTGATAAAGCTGGTCGTGACAAAGAAGTTGCCTATCAGAAAGTTCTGAAAGGTCTTGAGCTTCGTCGTGACATCGAAAAGTACCTGCACTCAGACACCGCTCGCAGCGGTTCTGACCCTCGTAAAGCTGGTACGCTTTCAAGCTGGATTACCAACGTAGACGATGCCTCTGGCACTTCTGCTGCTACTGGTGACGGTTCTGATGTTCCAGATATGGCTGGTACTGACCGCGCCATGACTCTGGCTCAAATCGACAATGCAATGCAAGCTGCTTACACCGATGGTGGCCAACCAAACATGCTGGTTGTTTCTCCTTCTAAAAAAGCTGCTTTCAGTGACTTGAACTCAGGTTCAGTTGCAACGAACCAAATCAACTACACTGCTCCACGTGAAGCAGCCATCGTTGGTTCAGTTTCATTGTACCTGTCTGACTTTGGTCAACTGGACGTTGTAATCGACCGCTTTGCTTCGGACGACCGTGTGTACCTTCTGGATAGCGATTACGCTTCTGTCTGCACACTGCCAAACCGTAACTTCACCGTCCAAGAGATGGCGAAAACGGGTGACTCTGAGAAGTTCCAAATCATTACTGAATGGACACTCAAAGTTTCAGCTCCAAAAGCTCACGCAGCCGTTTACGACCTGTCGTAAGTTGCTAGGGGGTAGCTTCGGCTACCCCCACTAACTTTAGGGAAGATTATGAGTAAGAAGCTATTAACAAGGGACGCCGCTACAGGGAAAGAAACGTGGGCGCATTTTGACCACGAAGGGAAAATTATTTTTGAAAGCAACCAAAATGTTGATGCACTGATTGCTAACAATAGAAATGAGCGAAATGAATATCGTTCTGGCAGCTTGCAAGGAAACACACAGAGACACCAACAGAAGGTTGCGGAAATACCCACAGCATTGTATCATCAGTTAATTCAAGAGTTGGGTCAGCCGAAAGACAATCCTAAAGGTTGGAAAAAGTGGCTCAATGATTATGACAATCGGTTTTTTAGAACCAGTGGCGGTAGAGTGTAATGGCAATCGGAAATTATTCAGAACTAAAAACAGCGATTGCTAATTTTTTAGCTCGTGACGACTTAACTGACCGTATCCCTGAGTTTATTTCTTTGGCTGAGGCTCGAATGGGCCGCGAGCTTGGAACACGCTCTCAGACAAAACGAGCCAATGCCACCCTGACTGCTGGGGATGCTTTCGTCTCTCTTCCAACAGATTTACGCTCTATACGCTCTATTAAGCTGAACACCACACCTGCTGAAGTTCTTGAGTTTTACACGCCTATGGCTCTTGATAGTTACTATACATCTAGCGCAACTGGTAAGCCTCGTGCATATACAATATTTGGGACTGAGGTTAAGTTTGCCCCAACCCCCGACAGTGCATATACGGTAGAGCTTATTTATGGCGAGGGCATGGATGAGCTTTCTGACAGCAATAGTAGCAATACAATTTTAACTCGCCACCCTGACGCATATCTGTATGGCTCTTTGGGGGCGGCTGGTGTATATTTGATGGACGATGCAAAGACTGGTTTGTATGAGCAGTTGTTTACACGAGCAATTACAGAAATTAAAAGAGAAGAAGCTGAAAGTCAGTTTGCTGGTTCTGCTCTTCAAATGAAATCTGACTACGGAGAATAGACATGAGCGCAATGAGCGATTATCTTGAGAACAAGTTTCTTGACCACTTTTTAGGCACGGCAAGCACTTCTGCTCCTGCCGCTGTTTACATTGGACTACACACATCTGACCCCACTGACGCTGGCCTCACTGGTGGCGAAATCAGCGGCAATGGCTATGCTCGCCAAGCTATGGCTTTTGGCGCGTCTTCATCTGGCACTGCATCTAACAGTAGCGCCGTTGAGTTTCCTGCTGCATCTGGTGGCGATTGGGGAACAATTACTCATATCGGTATTTATGATGAC